GTAGTATTTAATTTTTCTACAATCGCATCAAGATCTCTTACTTGTGCTTCTGCTGTACCTAAATCATATTCAGGTGCAGGTCTAGTTAATACTTGTACTATTTTTGCCATTATCTTCTTCCGTCTGGTTGTACGTCTAATCTAAAAGTTCCTAACTTCCAACTTTGATTAGTTGTTGTATTTGCTATTTTTAAAGAAATGGCTCTTGCTCTTGCACGTGTATCTACTTTTTTTGTAGATGAACTTACTGTAAAAGGTCCAAGTGATGAACTTGCAACAGCATCATTTGGAAAATCTCTTAATTGTAAAGTAACCTGTGTATTACCTGTTTGAGATATAAAGTCTGGTATAAATCTTCTTATCTTCATTATAAATTCACCATCCCCTCTAAACGTTGCAACACCTGTAGCTTGTCCGGTAGATGCTCTTGCTTGTGTAATATCAAAATCTCCTGAAGATATATTTGCAGTAATAGCAGTTGTTGTTCCACCTCTAATTTGATCTGTTCCTGTTTCATGTTCATAGTATGTTGTTTTACCCTCTGTGTTTCCTACAACATCAAAAGATGCATCATCTCCCGCTTCATAAAATAAAGCATGTGGTAATCCAAAAACAGCAGAGTCACGCCACATAGTTCTAGCTAAAGTTCCAACTGTCCACACAGGTCTTTCTCTTGATGAATCAAAATAATTATATGCAACCATCTTGTTTACCACTGAAGATGTTGATGTTGGATAAAACCACATAACTTCACCAAAAAGATTGTTTAGTCCCGCTGATACCATTTGGTTACCAGACTCTAAGTTTATATCATCGAAAACAAAATCCTCTACTAAACAAGGTAACGATTCTAACTTACCTGCGTATCTAAAGAAACCATTTTCAGACATCCAATAAGCAGCACCATCAACTTCAACACATGCATTCTGTCCAACCAATCCACAGTTAGTTCCAACTTGTGCAAATGCAAACGTAAACGGTTGACCAACAAAACGTTGTGTAAATAATGCTGTGTCAGTCCAAACGTAGATTGCATCTCTACCTCTAATCGCTCCTCTGATCTGTGATCCGTCGGCCAGTCTTTGTGTACCAGCTGTATTGGTTGCTGTAGGTGTATAAGTATTTATATCCTCTTGGTCAGAGAATCTAATAAACATATCGTCTTGTGTAGTTGCATCACCAATAGTTGTTTCTGTTCCAAAAAATACTAAGTGTCTATCCGGTGTAGATACAACCATATGTCTTGATGCAGTTGGTGCACCAGATATAATTGTTGCTCTATTATTTGTTGCATTTGTAGCTGCAGAGTTCCATTCAAAAACTTCTCCATTATGAATCAAACATATAGCTTTGTCTCCAAAATTATCTAATGACCACATACCTGGTTCTAATACTAAGTCACCTGATGCAGCCTCACCCCATGCAACATAATCAGTAGAGTTTGTTACAGTTGCTCCACTACTATGTGCAGCTCTTGTAGTCCCTCTTACTGCTCTTGTAATACCAGTTAAGTCATTTCCAGAAACACCTGTGTAAGATATTTCTTCTGAGCCCACTTGAATAAAATTTGTTCCCGAACTTGGAAACTGAGTGGCATCTGTTACAGTTATAGATGTGCCTGATCCACCTGTTCCAGCAGTATCATCCAATAGTGCTCCATTTAAAGTAGTTGTAGCTGCTCCAATTTCTTCTCCACCCCAAGTTCCTAACGACCAACCAAAACCTTTTGCTTGTACAGCTGGTCCCACAGGATAATAATGTTGTACTCTAATACCACCTGATGTTGTTGCTCCAGACCCTGTTTCATTTGATGACATTGTAATAGTTAATGTTGTAGCTGATGGCACAGATGTAACCATAAATTTTTTATCATCAAAATCAGATGCACTAAAATTAGAATTAGTTATTGTAGAAAAATTATCTAACAATAGTATGTCTCCAGTATCAATACCATGAGAACCACTAAAAGTTAACGTAACAACTGCTGATCCGTTAGTAGTGCTAAAAGCATTAGAAAGAGTTGTTGTAGTTTTAATAGGATGTATGTCATAAAATACACCTCCAGAATAAACATACAATATTCTGTTTGTTCCAATAACAGAATATTTAATAGAAGTAGAACTAACAAAATGATGAAGTCCTCTCCCTGCTCCAGTCAAATCATTTGTACCACCTAGTTGTTTCCAACCGCCTATTTTTTCTGGTGTACCATATCTAAATCTAACATTATCACAATCAACCCACTGTCCCTCTGCTCCAGTTTCTGTGATTTGTTTATTAATACCTGGTTGAAAGCCTATTTTTTGTAGCATAGTGGCCCATTATATCTGCTTTTTATTAGTATATCAATTATTTAAAACTAGGACCCGTTACCCAACAAACCAGTGAATTTCTCTCACCTTTGGTTACAGGAGTCACTTCATGAAGAACAAAACTTGGAAAAACAACTAAGTCTCCTATTTGTTTTCTCATTTCAATTGGTTTTGGACCATCGTGAAGTAATAAATCTCCTCCACTATATTTAGAGGGATCTGTAAGTTGAATTGATACAGAAAGTTTTCTTGTTAAACTGTCGTAAGACCTATCTATATGTCTACCATAATGAGATCCAGGAGCTTTATAATTAGTAAATTGAAATCCTTCAGACATAGAAGTTACATCAAAACCAAAAAATCTTTCGTTTAAATTTAATACAGTTTTACTAACTTTTTCAAATATAAATTGAGTTTCTTTTTCAGGATAAATCCAAGAAATTTTACTTTTTCTTATTTTATAATCTTCTTTAGGGTTTGTAGTTGATACTTTGCCTTTTTCTAAAGAAAATTTTTTTCCTATTTTAACTATCTGGGCACATTCTTCTGGAGTAAATAATCTGTCCCAATAAGCAAACAAATTAACTTTGTCTAACTGAAATGCCCAAACTGAACTTTGTATTTTTTTATTCATCTAATGTTATATTGGTTGCCACACTAACTCTAAGATTTTTACTATCAATTTGTCTTTCTACTGCATGATGTAATGTAGAAGGAAAAATTAACATTGTATCTTCTTTAGGTTTTAAATTAAAAGTAGGAAAAAAATAACTATTACTAGTGTCTAGTTTATTTAAAATATCATATGTTTTAGGAGCTATCCATTGCATAGTTTCAGATATATTATTTGGATTTTTAAAAGTTATTCCTGAATTATTTTCATCTATTTTTAAATAATGAACACAAGAAAAAGAACTTGGTAAATGACAATGAGAATTCATGTATTGATCTTTACCTATTGCAGCAGCGTTTTGTATTGAATAACTATATTTAAATGGTTTAGAAGCTTTAAATTCATTATCAAAAAATGATTTAAAAATTTTACCATAAATTTTAATTAAAGAACTCATTTCTACTTTTTTAAATTTTTTATTATTAAAATCATTATAGGTATGATGCGAATTAGATCTACCTAATTCAGCCCTTCCATCAAAATAATTTCTTTCTGGTTGTTTTTTATAATTAGCAGTAATAGTTTTTATAATTTTTTCTTTGTCAAAAGATTTTGGGTCTATGTTAAGAATATAAATTACTGGTGTAAACAATTTTAATTGTTCAAATTTATACATAAATAAAATCCATGTTTAAAGTTCTTCTTAAACCTTTGCTTTGTGGATAAGTTCCATGAAATACATTTGCAGACATAACTATAAAATCACCCACTTTAGGTTCAATACTATATGATTTTATTTCGTTACCTTCTTTTATAACAAAATAAAAATCTCCATCCGCTATTTTAGTTTTAGAAGGTACATCTAAATATAAAACTGTAGATACCCTATTAGTTTTTTCTACATCTTCTCCATTAAAAGGTAGGTGTCTATGTATTCTATGATAAGAACCCTCCTCTCCAGAAACACTCCAACAAGAAGTAGGTTTTAAATTATTTGTTTCTATAACACCTTTCATAGCTTCTAAAAATAACTTAGACAATTCATCTATATCAGTTAATTCTATTTGAGAGGAATTAATACCTTGTGTAGATCTTGATTTTAATAAATCACAATCAACATTCATTGTTTTACATTTTTTCATTTCTTCTAAAAATTTATTAGTATCAACTTTCTTATGTCTTAGGAACATCTAGTTTCTTTCTAACTGATTGTAAACCTAATTCTAATCTTCCATCAAATAAATTATTATCTTTCAATACACCGTTTAAATCATTATAATGAAGAAAAACTTGAGCACATTTGTCTTTTTCAAAAGGTTCTCTCCAATGCTCTAATTCTCTTCCATAATAAATTAACATATCTCCAGGTTCTAGATCTATTTGAATTCCTTTTGTTTGTTCAGACATATACCCATTAGGAGTGTTTCTTCCTTTTGTATGATCTGGTTCTACATAAATAGGCCATGGGTCTCCACCCAAATGGAGTGTGGTAGATATTTCACAACTGTCTCTATCTTTATGTCTTTTTAATTCATTTCCTTTTCTATAAAATCTACAATAAGAATATGTTGGAACTAATTCTTTATCTAAACATTCTTGTAACTTAGGTAATACTTTTATTAACAATGTTTCCATTACAGGATCTGCATACATGCTATAGCAACCTGGAACTTGAGGATCATCAAAATAACCTAAATACGTATTACGTTTAGTAAATTCTTTTCTATTGTACATAATAGCAACTGCTCTACTTTTTAATCTTAAATATTCATAACAAAACTCAGCTAATTCTTTAGAAATGGCATTTCTAATTACTTTATATAATACTTGTTCAGTCATTATATATAATTAAAATTAATATTTATTCTGTAAGGTTCATCTGTGCATGTTGAACTATTATGAAAATCGCTTGGGTCAAAAAATAAACCTCTATTTTCTCTACTTTCAATTTTAGTTTTATCGCTCATACGGGTAAAACCATTATTGTTATTTATAGAGAATAAAAAACCTTTATGTTTTTCTGAATAATCAGTATGTTTTTCATGTTCAAACATTTTACTAGTTGCAGGGTACATATTAACTTTTATTCTTTTAATACAAAAAGGTTTTAATTTTTTTAAAATAGGATCAACCATTGATGTGAATTCTGAAGTAATTCTGTCTTGAAAAAGCATGTGTGTAAAATACATTCCATCTTTATTTATAGGTGAAGATACTCCAACTTGACAATACCAAGGAAAATTTTTTCCTAATATTACTTGTCGAATACTTTTTAATTCTTCATCAGATATAAAAAAATCTTCTACTCTGTATTTTACTTTCTTAACCATTCTAAATTTAATTTACAATAAATGTAAAAAATGTCAATCTAATATGAAACCCAACTAGTAGTATCAGGATTCCAATATACATTAGTATCGTCTTGTTTTACTGCAATCCATCTTAAATTAGGCTCGTCCCAATCAGTAGATTTAAAAATTTCATCGTCTCTTTCATCTGTTGCATATGTCCAAATTGTTGGTATTGCAACTGGTGGTTCATAAATACATGAAGTTTCATTTAAAGTCCATGAAGAATAAGGTTGGTCTGATATAAATGCATCTCTAGATTCATCATAATTCATGCCTATCCCTGCATAATTTTTTCTCAAAGCTTTAGATTGATCTGCAGAAGGTTGTCCAGTAACAGGATCATAATGCACTCCAGCTGCAGTATTATAAGAAGTTTGAATCCATCTTCCACCTAATGAATCAACATAAGCTTGATCAGGAGCAACGATTACTGTCTCTACTTTATTATTGGAATCTATTTTTGCAAAATGAGCCATGATTATTTATTAAACGTAATACTCCCTGACTGTGTAAATGTATAAACTTTATATCCAGGTATTGTTGTTTTAGTTCCATTTGTTGCTGATGCATCAGGCACAGTATCAGCGTATCTGACTATAACAATTCCTGATCCGCCGGCTTTACCCATGTAAGGTGCAACAGGGGCTCCAGAACTTCCGCCGCCTCCGCCGCCAGTATTTTGTCCTCCAGCTTGAGCCGTAGTAGGTGTAAAAGATGAAGCTCCATTTCCTCCACCACCAAGGCCACCAACACCGCCACCTTGAGCAGGAGTAGGATTACCATAAGACCATAATCCACCGCCGCCTCCTCCAGCGTAATAAGTACCTGCACCACCGTTAATTGCAGATTGAACACCATCTCCACCATCTCCAGCTGAAACTGGGCCACCGGGAGTAAAACTTCCATTAAGTCCCACTTGACCAGCGCCACCGCCGCCACCATTTCCTAAAACAACGTTAAACCCTCCACGAAATCCTTGTCCTGGTGTTCCTTGTCCTGCTGTAGTTGGGGGATTAGGTGGTCCTAAATCAGGTCCACCTCCACCTGAACCACCATCATTCATATCTACATCTTTATCATCTTGAAAATAAGTACCTGCACCACCTCCAATTGAAGTGACAGTAGCAAAAACTGAACTAACACCTTTTCCGCTTGCACCTTGTTGTGTGTAAGATAAACCAATAGTAGACTGACTAGGACCGCCAGCCCCTACTGTAACTGTGTAAGAAGTTCCATATTCTGCTTCAAAAGGGGGTTCTGCTGAAGCACCACCACCTGATGTTGCACCTGAAACTGAAGTTCTAAAACCACCAGCTCCTGCCGCAAATCCTCCATAAATACTTGGATTAGCTCCACCGCCACCAGCAACGACTAAATATTCTACGCTTAATAAATCTACTCCGGTACCCGAACCAAATCCTAAGACTTGATAACCAAATGATTTACCTTTTCTTCTTTGAATATTTTTTGTGTTCTTACCTGTAGTAAGTTTATTTTTTAATTCTCTCATATTTAAATTCCTTACAGGTCGTTAGCCGCGTCAGTAGTAAAGAATAATTTAATACCTAGAACTCTACATTCACCAGTAAAAGTATCACTACCATCTGCTGCGTCTCTGTATAGTTGAAAGTAAGTTTGTTCACCTGCTGCAGGAGAACCTGCAACTGTCATTGCACTACTTTCAGATGTAATCTGTTGATCTTCAACTGTTCCGATACCAGCATCTGTAACTTCGATTGCTGTCCCAAATGCAACATCAATAGTATCACCATCTGCACATGCAACAGCTTGTAAACCAAAAATAGCATTTCCTGTATTTGTACTAGAAGGTGCCCAATAAACTTGGTAAGTTAAAGTACCTTCGTTCCATGATTTAGGCATTGCTATTGTAAATTGTGTGTATTGTTTTGTACTAGCATCAAAATCAAATACCTTCATATCTGGTCTTGTTGCTGTTGTTTCAACTTGTTCTGCATCAGCTCCATTAGTTGTCGCTGCATACATAGCTGCAGCTGGAATCCAAATAGTTTCTTTTCCTGCAATTTTAACTGCAGATACATTTCCACCACTGTCTTCAGCTTTAATTACCCCAGTTCCTTTTGTTTTAAGATCAATACCAATGTTTGAGTCTCCACCTGTTGCTGCGAAAGATGGGTTGTTTCCTGTTGCAGCGTTAGCTAATGTAACTTCATTAACAGCTGAACTTGTTGCTGTTAAAAGAGCTAATTCATTTCCGTTAGTATCTAAAATAGAAGTTCCTATTTTAGGTGAAGTTAAAGTTTTATTAGTTAAAGTATCTGTTGACGATGCAGTTATAAATCCTGTGTCGTCAATATCTGGATTAGTGCCATCATTTGCCGTAGCATAAACCATTTTTACTGCACCCGGAGCAAGAGTTACACTATCTCCTGATCCTGTAACATATTTAAATACTACGTTTTGTGATCCACTTGTTGAATTTTTTAATACATAAAAAGTTTGTACATCTAAAGGTATTGTAACATTTCTTGACCCAGTTAGTGATCCTGTAAATTCTATTACTCTGTGTGCAAGAGTTGCACCTGTTGAACCGTCCGAAACTGATAATGTTGTGTCACCTGAATCAGAAACTGCTTGCGTTGTAAAACCACCAGTAATTTGTTCTATAAGTTGTAAATTGGTATTAGTTTTTGTACCCCATGTACCAGCGTTTTCACCAGTGGCCTGAAGTTCTACTCCTAAAGGTGTATATGTAGATGCCATAAATTTTATCTCCTATGCAACGTTACTATAACTTGTATTTGACCCAGTTGCAACACCTGTATACGATGTATTTGAGCCCGTGTCAATATTTGCGTAAGCTTCTACTCCCAATAAACCAACAGTAGATGTAAGTTCATCTGTGACTAATCCTTGTACTACATCTGCAAGGCTAATAGAACCTACAGAAGAGGTAGAAGATTGACCAGATAATTCATATGCAAATTCCAATGTAGGAGAACCTACTGAAGACGTTGAAGATACACCAGTTAAAGTTATTATTTCAACAGAAGTTATAGTGATTTCTCCAATATCAAAAGTCGCTGATACACCAGTGATGGCACTTGGACCAAACTCTAGCCCTAAACTTCCTACACTAGATGTTGAAGATACTCCTGTAACATCAACAGCACCAAACACTAGCCCCAACGATCCTAAAGATGAAGTCGCTGATTGTCCAGAAACAGCTACTGTAGGACTAATTACAAAACTAACACTACCAATACTTGTTGTAGCTTCTTGACCAGATAGTTCATATGCAAATTCCAAAGTAGGAGATCCAACACTAGAAGTTAATTCTTGACCTACTAGAGGAATAACTTTATGAGGAGATTCACCCCAAGAATTATCACCCCAAGCATCTCTGCCCCAACCAACTAAAGTTCCAACATAAGACATTGTTGGAGTTGCAAAAGTTGATTGAACACCTGTTAAAGGTACTCCTATTTCACCCTCAATTTGTAAACTACCAACGCTTGAAGTTAGAGAGTGATTAGAACCAATCATCTCTAATAAATATTTAGATTCTAAAGTAGGAGATCCAACACTAGAAGTTAAACCAAAACCTCCAACAGAAATGGTTTCATTAGCTCCTTCACCCCAGTCAGCATCATTCCATCTTAATCTACCCCAACCTGATTCATTAAAGGCTTCTAAAGTAGAACCTACACTTGATGTAGCGGAAACACCTGTTAACGAAAATTCTATTTTATCTTGTTGTCCCCAAGAATTTTGATTCCAAGTTAATACACCCCATGAATCACCTGCTGGAGTGTTTGCTTGACCACCCATTCCTGAATGAAATGAACAATAATAATATAAAGTTGGTGCAGATGCTGCAACTGTAATTTGAGTATATGCTCCTGCTTGACCGGGAGTCCCGTTAGTTGTTACGCCAGTTGTATATTCACTACCGCCAGAATGTGTTCCATTACTTGTTGTAGAAAATCTTAAAGGGTGAGATGAATTTGAAGAATCTGATTGATCAAACTTGTATGTGCCACCTTCAGCTATATTTACTGTGGCTTGTTGTACACCATCAATAAAATATTTATTTCCTGAACCGGTACTAACTACCGTTACTGTGAAAGTTCTAGTAACGGACATCCGTCGTTACCCCTTACGCTATACGAATAATTGCGTTAGATGCGTCTGCTGTTGGAAATTGAATTGTAAATGTTCCAGAAGAAACTGTTTTGTCACCACCAAAAGCGATAACGGCAACAGCTTTATCAGATTGTGAAGAGTTATAAATTAACGCACCATTTGCTGTAAAAGATGCAGAAGTATAACTCACATCTGCAAAATCACAAACTGCAGTTGATCCAGACAAAGTTGGAGTGACGCTTGTTAAAGTTGCACCACCTGCAGAATATGCAGACCCTGATGTGTTTGAAATTTCATTTGATGTGCTATACGCTGTTGTGCTTGCACCTAAAGATGCAGAGCTTGTAAATAAAGCTATCTTAAAAGTGTTCCCACTTGACGCTGTAAAGTTATGTGTACCAACTAAAATTTCTTGTTTAAAGCTGTTACAAACTGCCGATGATATTGCCATAATTATTCTCCTACGGGTTTGCTGAGTTTATCTGTAGACGAACAGCGCCATCAGTGTAGTCATCTCTTCGTCTTCTACCGACTTGCTCTTGAGCAAACTTCTGTACCTCTTGTTTATACTTATTTTCATATAGTGTCAACATATCAATTGGACCTTTTAAAAATCCATATGCTTCTGATAAACAACAATATAATAACCCATTTGGAAAGTTAAGACTAATATAATTAGTATCATCATTTTCTAATAATGCAGGAGCTGCATTATAATGAACTCTAAATTTATAAGTAGTATCAGGAACAGGAGCAAACATCATCCTTCCAGATGTAGAGTCAGACTCTCCTGTGGCTCCTCCAAACATAGCATAGTATTTTGGTTGCCCTCTTTTTGTAGATGCTGTGGAAGAAACATACTCTTGTAAATATGTAATATCTTTTTTCTCTAACCACACATTAGGTCCAGTTATAGCTGATGTAGAATCATAAACTTGTATTCCTCTAATAAATACGGCTCCTGCCGGAGCGTTAATAGTTTCTTGACCTGCAACTAAATTACCTTCTTGTTGTTTTCTATCTGCATCAATAGGCACATCTCTAAATATTCTATATTGTGCGTTTAAAATAATATTTTCTAAAACAGAGTCTGATAAAACATTAGAATCTGTTTCTGTATAACTTCTAATTTGTGTTTTTAATCCTGATGCACTTAACCCAGCCATTATTTAGATTCCTTTTTATGTTTTCTATTTATTTTATCTGTTTTATGATTTTTAACTTCTTCATATAAAGTAAGATGTGGGTCTTGTTTCTCTGGTACAAAAAAATTTTTAATCCAATTCCAAATTCTATTTATCATGCTTCTATTGTTACGGGTCCAACTGAACAACCATAACCTCCTCCTTTTACTTCTCCTATTGTAGCAGTATTTGTGTCAACTGTAAAAAAGAAAAAATTATTAGTTACGTAATCACTCGATGCATCTCTAGCTCCACTTTTATATTTACCAGTTCTTATTGTGTATCCTGCAGCTTTTGCAATATTAGATCCAGATATGCCATCAAAGTCCGCTGGATTTGCATAAACAAAACTACCTGTACCTGCAGAAGTAGTTGGTGGTCCTCTAAATCTATAAGTCGTATTGTCTGTTAATCCATGACCAGGTGAAAATACATTTATAATACCAGATCCCGCTTCATATGTTTCAAAACCATTATTAGGTATTCTAACAGTAGTAGCTGGTTCTGTTCTATCTGTTCTTACATGTTTTAAAGCTATAGCGTCTGCTCCATGTGGTTTTGGTTCTAATTGTGGTTGTTTTGGTTCAAATTCAGATATATGAACAAGAGATCCATTCCATTCTCTTACCATTTCTTTGTATGGAAACTCCATACCAGATCTATCTGATATTGCTTTTGAACGTTTACCTGATGCGTAATTTGCCATTATGTTCCTGGATAGTAAACTTTAGGAGTAATATATGTACTCGAAGCTGACCCATCTTCTGCTAGTGCTCTTGCTAATTCATCTTCATAATAAAGTTTCATAGCTTGAACCATTTGTGGTTGATATTTTTGTGCTAAGTAAAATGCAAGACCTGATACCATACAAGGCACAAATCTAAATGGTAGATCAGTTGCATTTGTATAATCACCAATATCTTGAATTCTTTTTATGTAATAAAAATGCATATCTTTAGATGCATTAGTTGAATCAGGCGTAGGATAAACACTGATACTTACATGGTCTATAAATCTTTGAACCCAATATTGATTAGGTGTACCTTTAGAAAGTTTGTTTGAAAAAGCTGCATAAGTTGATCTATCAACTTTTGTCATTGGTGAATCAGATTGAGTTGTTTGTGTTCTATTAGATCTTAATTGTGCTTCAAGGACATCGGATATTCCATACACACCATTTGGTGTAGAAGTAGCACTTGTACCATCACCACTTGATCTAAAAAATTTATACTCTGCTTGCCCTTCGATTAAATCAAGATTAAGTTCTCCTATTTCCCAATAGTGAATACCTCTATTACCCCATTCTTGAAATAAGATATTAAGAGATCTTCGGGCTGACTTCATTTGATAGCCAGCCACAGAATTTAATCCAATACGTTCAAAAGCTTCTTCTATAATTTCATCAATAGAAAAAGTTTTATCGAACGTTGCTGTTCCCGAAGTAGTATTAGCCATTTAAACTCCTACGATTCGTAAACTTTAATCCATTCACAAACAATTGTACCTGTATCTCCATCAGAACAAGCTGGTAAAACTACGTTTACGTCACCAGTGAATCCACTAGCTTCTGTGTTTTTTAACCCACCAAAACTAGAATAGTCATATTCCATTTCACCTGCTAATGTTTGAAATACAACATCTGTTGTTGCATCCCATTGCATTCTGATTGCATCTACTGGTGCTGTTACAGAAACGTTAAAACTAACTTTGTTAAGTCTTACAGTTTTGCAAGTTTTACCATTGTTTGAATTTAATTCAGAAACGTCAACTATTTTAGTTGTGCTTCCTGATGAATCAGAAACTACATTGTAGTGAGTGATTAGTTTTTTTGCTCCGTCAAATACAGTTGTATTTAATACTGTGTCTGC